TCAGGATCGGGGTCAGGATCGGGGCCGACGCCATTTTGCAACACATGAATCAGGCATGTTGCTTTGCCTTCTGGTGTGGCTATGGCCAGGGCGAGAGTATATTTACCCTTCGTGCGCGATGCAAATAAAGCAGTTCGCTTGTTTGAGTCAACATAAAAACCCTTAGAGTCGGGGCTGATCTGCCAATCCAAATCCACATCATCCGGCACCTGGGCGTGGAAGATTGCAAGATCACCGGCCTGCACTTCCCCAGGACCGATGATCTGTAATTCCACCGGCGGCGGCTCGGCTTGCTCTTTTGTCGCACCATACGCTTGTGTAGTCGGAGTGCAGTTGTAGAGCAGACACAAACCGACCAACAGCGCCATGTAGATATGTTTGGATTTCATTTTTATTCTTCTTTGCCTTTCTTCATCTTAATTTCTTCATCATCATCGTCTTTCCCGCAACGAACGCCACATTCGCACCCGTTGCAAAAATCGCCGCGGTCCACGGTGGCCAGGTTTATGAATCCACTTCAAGGGACGCATGATTTTCTTTATCGTCGTTCGGATCGGCTTCTGCGGCGCCAGCGTCGGGGCAGGTTCCACGTTGGATGGTACTTTCGGCACCAGCCTGAGTAATGGCACCCGCGACCGGGCGGTGAAACGTCCAGCCACCGGCAGGGAGAGTAGGGGCCGTGGGCAAAACCCGCTTTGGCATCCGGCAGATTCGTCGCAAGTAACGGCGAGTGCGCCATCTGGCAAGAACGACAGCATAAACAACACGAGCCATAAAACAACACACGAGAAAAAATTCAAACGCATCATGATAAATCCTTTTGAAAACTTTAATCATTATTTTCTGATACAGGGTTGCCTGCGACATCTGCTTAGGCGTTCCTGTTTTTCCACCACTTGATGAACTCGATTATCGCCGTGATGATGGCAATGATAATCGCCGGATCAATCTTGGCGTCGTCGGCCAATTTCAGCACCCGTGGATTGCCCACAATAGATTCGTCCCCATTAAAGAAATCAATAATCAAGCCATAGAATGCCGCCCAGAGTGCTTGGTCATTAGCAAACTGTTCTAAAACGGCGACGATCTTATCGTCGATCTCCGTGGCGGTTTCCTTTGCCATGTCAGCGGCGTAGCCCAAAAGTCTGAGCGCGAATTGCCGCACGGCCTCGGCGTCTTGCCAATCGGGCAACAGCCTCAAAATGATCCGAATGAAAAAGTTGTCAAACATCTCCATCTCCTTTGTTTGTGGTTGTAAAAGACACGACGGCCACCGCCCTCCGGTATCTCAATGGATGGCCGTCGTGTGTAACTTCTCCTATATAAGTTGGGCGCAGGCCCACCAGTCCAACGTCAACGTCAGCCCGGTTGTACCATCTATCTGGCGCACCGCCACGATGGGCGTCATGAAATCATTCGGCCACGGAGTTGCCGCCGTTGTCGTCGCAGAGCACGCCGAGGCGGTAATCTCGACACCATCGATCCACGGAGTCAGAACCTTCCGGTGGGAATCCCAGCGGAATCCTGCCTTGATGTAGGTGTTCGCTACCAACGTCCCTACGGCAGCCTTGGTCGCTACCGTCCCACTAGCACGCTCGTAGAACAGCCCCAACGCGGTCGTAGAAGTACCATACCGCCCAAACCCAAGTTGGCTCAACGTAGTAGCCATAACATCAGCGGCGATTGGACAGTCAGCGGAAGCTGTATCAACTCCAGCCGCACCTCCAAGACCGATGAAGAAATTGCCGATAGAGGCGGTAACGCTACTGACCTTGAATCGGGCCTCGAAGACCAAATCTCCAGACATACTTGGGATTACGCTATACGGAAATCCACCGTAGGGGGTGGAAACGTTTCCACCAGTAACTAACGTCTCCACGTCATTATCAGCCACGCCCGCCGTGCCCGTCATGGAAATAGCCCCACGATGGACCGGAGCCACCGAAGCGGGAGTGGCAGTCTCGGCCACGTTGGTGATGAACGTAGAAGCCGTCTGATAGGAACGGTAAAGGTTCCCTCCAGAATGGTATTGTCCAGCGCTCGTTGCCAGGATGCCGCCGAATTGGTTGAAGTCGTCAAACATCCCAACTGCCGGGTTCCCCGAGAGCGTCGCGGGGAATATTCCAGAGGCAGGCGGAGCCAGACTTCCCCATAGCTTAGCAGAAAACAGTCTGTCGTTATCGAGTTCACTCCAAGATAACATAGTCATAATAATCACTCCTTCTGAGTGTAATAGTAATAAATCACTCTCGCTGAAGTGATTTCCTTATGTGGTTTCAGTTACGGTTTCCGTGCAGTAACCCCGGAAATTTGCCCGGCGGTTGTAGCACACGATTTGACCGGCATCGTCCATCGCGCGAACGCGAACGTTGCTCATCTCGGGATGCTGGTATGGCTTCCGCTTCCGCATGTTGCGGCCAGCAGCGTAATACCAGTCGAACGTGTTCCAATCCACGCCAAGAATGACGCCGTCGGTTCGTACGTTTCCGCTATTGGAATTGGTCCAGGCGGGAACCCATGACATCGGGACACCACGGATAAAGACGGAGCCCGAATGCGCCGCCAGGTCGTCCTTGATGTTATCGTTGCCCAACTGGAGTAACCGACGGGCTTCGGCCACACGACTATGCGTGGTCAGCAATTCCCAACGGTGGTTCCCTTCAGGCTTGATGTCTGACCGCTGAATCGGCGGCTTGAACGTGCAGAGGTCCATCGAATTGATGGTCTTCTCCACGAAGTCGTCCCGGTCCACCGTGGTATACGGGAATGTCCGATTCCGCCACTGTTCGTAGGTCGTGCAGGATATTCCGCCAACACCAGCCGAACCCCAACCTACGGGCTCATAACCGTCAAAGCCCACTTCCGAATTGTTTTCGGAAGTGCTGTCATCTGTGGCGGTGATCCACCACAACAGCGAAACGGGTGGAAACGGCGATTGTGTTGAACTGACAGGGCCAGGACCAAACATCAGGTCTTCAATACCCGTGAAAAAGTCCTGCATCAATCCCTGTTCTTGCAAGCTTAGATAATCGACGATTGCATCCGCCCCTTGGGCGAAGGTTTCTTCGTCGATGTCGTAGTGGTAATTAGTCGTGGACATGCCCCATTTCAGGCTGCCTTCGGCCAACACGTTGACGCGACTGGACGAATCCCGGTGGTACAGGCCGACGACTTGAAAATTGTCGTTATTGTCGATTTTCAACTTCCATTTGCACTGTGACGTGCTCATTTCACGCTTGTTCGCGCTGTCGAATAGACGAGACGCGAATAAGTACTCTTGGAGAGGAAGGGAAATGTCTTGCCACTTCCCCATAGGGTACTTCTGTAAATAACTCGCGACAAAATCGTCGAGTTGTTCTATTCCAAGGGCCATACGGCACCTCCTTTATGTTTTAACCCGCATCCGCCAACTCTTTGTAGAGTCGGCGCATTTCGTCCTTCAGCGGTTCGGGGGAATCGTGCGCCTTAGTGGCGCTTCCACCCATGCGGCCATTAGCCTGATTGAACACTTTACGGGTTCTATCTTTCAAATCTTTCTTGCCAAGTTGTTCCGCGAATACCATACGGGCAACGCGGTTAACTAACACTTCGTCGAGACCAGCCGGTCGCCCCAACGATTGCAGACCAATTATTTGGGCTTTCACCGCAACAAAAAGGTCCTCTCTACGTTGAAGCTCCTTATCGTTCTCTTTTCCACTTTTACCGAATAAGTCGGCATGGCCAAGAGAATCGACAATACTGTCGAATCGCTGTTCTTCCGCCGCAGTATCCGCTTCGGCGAAACGGTTTTCCAGGGCGTCAAAACGCGATTCGTGCGTGGCTATACGGGACTCGTAGTAATCGCGCATTCGCTTGAATTCATCTACTAAATCCTCGCCATACTCATCCTTGTCCAACGTGATCTCGTATTGTCCTTCCTTGGACTCTTCTTTTTTGGATTCACTCTCGGGCTCCTTCTTCTTAAACCGACCCTGCTCATCCCGAGCCTTATCGGCTTCCGTGTCACCTTCGGCCATCGCCTTTCGGCCGGCCTCCAGCGCGCTACGATCGAAGAATCGTAGTGCCCGCTCCAATTCCTCGCGGCTGGTAAAATCAACGATTTCCTTCTCGTCAATCCCATACGCGGCTACCTCGTTTTTCAGATCATCATCAAGCCATGCTTGGTCTTCTGAATCGCCGGTTTCATCGCCTTTTTCGGCGGTATCTTTACTGTCGGAATCTGTCTCGACAGATGTATCCGTTACTGGTTCATCTCTCTCTTCAGCGATCTTTTGAGCGTCGCCCTTCTTTTCATCGCCATCATGATTCTCCACGAGTTGGTCAACGACCTTAATGATATCCTCATGGGTAGAATTTTCAGTTAGTTCTACAGTTGACATTGTTTCGTACCTATGTTCGTGAATTGTAGGTTTCACGGTATCCACCATCTGCGTCTACCGCTCCCCTGTGTTTAATCCATCCCATACGCCCCGTATCGCCTGGGCTAGTGCATTCGACGGCACCATTGTCCAGAATTTTCACTGATGTCAGTGTTTTATTTCTGGCAAGACGTTCTCTTTCTTCTTTCACTTGGTGTGGCAATACCCCTAAAGACTCCGTTACCCACGGATTGGATTCGGTGCATGTCTTAGTAATCATCGGAATTCCATCACCGCCGATTCTTCCTCCACGATGGAATTCCTCTGGCGTCACTTCCTTGCCGTTGATTCGCAATTTGTATGTTTTCACGCTGGTCGCCTCCCCATCATTGCCTTCTGCTGGCTATTGACCTGAGGGTTTCCGCCCATTAAGGTTTGCTGGAGAATAGCCGATCGGGCAGATTGCGTTCCTCCCGTTCCGATGTTCTTACGGACTGTCTCCCGCGAAGTAACAGGTGACTGACGGACGGTGTTTTGGTCCCCGCCTAGCATTTCGGCGGGTGAAGCGAAGGTGATAAATCGCTTGAATTCAGGCCGGTTCTTTAGTCGGGCGATTTCATCAATAATAGCCTCCGCATCCAATGTCGCCCCCGATGCCTGAAACATGGGCCAAAGAGGTGCAACCTGCTGGAGAACCTGGAATAACTCTTGTAACTTCTGTTCGGGTGTCTTGAAGACCATGGAATAGGGCTCGACTCGGAAATCGTAGTCCTCGAAATTGCCCGTGCGGTAATCGGGCGTCCAGTTGGAAGATATTTCAATCCCGGAGTTTCCGATAGGAATCGAAGACTGTAATTCAAGGGTCTGGTCCTCCCACATCAATCGTCCAAGATCGAGAATGCATTCCGAAGCGAATCCCACCACCGCCATTCGCATGTCGGCTTCCATCCGGGACACCTGACCGTGAATCATTTCCTCCTGCCCAAGTGTCGCAGCTTGAGCGCCGAGTCCTCCCATATTCACAAGGTTCCCGGCAAATCGGTCGTATTCGTCCTGAATGAATGCTGACAATGCTTGATCTCGCTGGTCAACCCCGCCGGACTCTACCTGGGTGATGCTTTTAGGATCATTCATCCTTTGCCAGGAATTTCGCTTGGCTGTTCTCAATCGCTCGGCATCCTCAGCAGCGCTAGGTGGATAAACATTCACGACTCGGTGAGCATCAGAATCATGTTCCATCCTGCGATGAAGGCGATTCTGAAGATCGTGCATCCCCTTGAGATTAACCGCCGGTGAAGCAGGAATAACATTGTCAGGCACATTCCCCAATGAAAGAAATTTGTAGGGCCCTGCCTGAGAACCCGTCCATTCCCGCTCCAGCAGCGGCGGGAGGTCTTGGTCTACGGACATCGTGGCGACCGTGTTGTTCTCCGCAACCCAAATGTTCTGGAGCCAGATCATCGGCTTCAATTCGTCATCATCCACCGCCGCTCCTGCGGCGATGTCACGCGCGAAGTCCGGGTTGTCCACCGATTGCTTAGTGGTAGGAGTGAGTTTGGCCAGAACATCCTTGTTATAGCCGGGTTCTGACATAACCTTCTCGTAATCGGCGCGATACCGATGTCCACAGTACCGCATTTTGGTGAGTTCCTTGGAAGGCATATCCAGAATCAGATCGTCTAGGGAAACCCGATTCATCCACGGTTCACCAGGATCAAGCCAAACATCCTCTTCGGATTCCAGCAACCCGTGAAATCTAGTATTGGTGTCGCGCATCATCACCACGCCACACCCGATACAGAAAAAAGCGTCTAGGACAATAGCCCGGAACGTCACGTCCAGTTCCATGTCCGAGATCAATTTATTAAGATTAACCTCGAATCGCTTGGCAAACGGCCAATTTTCTACCTGCGGAGTAGAAACCATGACCTGCGGATTATTCGCAGCAAGGACCACGGTATAAATCCGGGCCGTTTGGTTCATCAGATTGACAAGCGTTTTGTTTCTCGCGCCGCCTTCGCTATACCACGAACCCACATAATCGCGGATCAATTCCTTGCGGACACGACGAAACGGCTCCATCGCTTCGCGTGAAGTTTTGACAGCCTTGAGTAATCGGCCACGTTTCTGCTTGTCGTTTAGATCAATCATCAGCAACCTGTAAAGAAAAAGGAGGCCAGCGCTTATTCTGCACGGCCTCCTTCAAAGGCTGCGACGTTGAAGGCATCTCTGCGGGGATCAACCGCATATACCCAGCAGGCAGCGCTTAAGAAGCGCTGACCTTCTTCTTCTTTTCACCCTCCCCAAGAAGCCCCTTGACTTGAGCTAAATTTAATGCGGCTTGCGTATATTTCAATGCCTGATCCGGCTGACAAGCAGTCGTAATCTTGCTGGCAAGAATTTCAATTGCCGCTTCAATCTTCTCGTCCATC